GAATTTTGGAAAACCGAAAAAACCAAAAAAACCCATGTTTATTAACTACTTATCGGAGGATTAATACAATGACCAAATGGTATATAGCACTTGTAATTACAACATTTGTAGCTTGGTATTTTTTTAGTTATGAAGGTTCAGCAGTATTTACTAACGACACTGTGGACATGGGAGTCTGGAAGGAGTAGATATCTATGTATCAAGTCAAAATCTTTGACGGTAACGGAAAATTATTAAGAATAGTTCAACCTGTATTTGATCCTGACGCTAAACCTAATAGAAGGTTTCAGGCACACCCGTGTCCTGATTGCGGGGAGAAAACTTCAAATAAAAAATATTGTGTAATTTGTATAGGCAAGCGAAATGAAAAAACCCTCCCATCCAGACGTAAATGAGGGGGCTCTTCCAGTTCTTCCTATAAGGAGGTAGGAAATGAGAAACAAGAATAGAGTAGCACACATGGAGGCACCACGGCATGTTTAATAAATTGCAGTTAGGAACTCAGCCAGCACACTTAATTGCTAATAGTAAATTATCGTCTGATGCGGCACTAGTACTACTTAAACTCATGTACCAAGTTAATCGGGTAAATATGGTCGTAGGTACTCCACAATCAATATCAAAAAAAGCTGGAATAACCCTTCACGACTTTCATCGTGGTTTACGAGCTTTGAAGAAGTCGGATTTTATTAGGAAATATACTAAAAAAGAGTATATGCTTAATCCAGATATAATGTTTAATGGCAATGATAAACAATACTATATTGTTAAACACATGTGGGATACGCAAACTAGCAGGGGATTAAGAAGTGAGTAAATTAATAAATATAGAAGCTGTGGATAATAATTTATCGGGTACGGCTTGTGCACTTTTGTTACCTTTAACGCTATTTTCTAATAACCAAAATGAAATAAGCAGGAAAAAATTTGTTCGTATGATAGATTGGATTAAAGACTACCGTACTTGGAATAAGTACTGGCAGGAGCTTGAAGAATATGGTGTTTTAGTTCAATTAGATAAGGATACCTGGTTGGTATCTCCTAATGTATGCTATTCAGAAGAGATATCGCATAATACTTTAATTAACAGATGGAACGAGGTTCGCAATGCAATTAGCTAATTTAAATGATGTTGATACGGATTTAGAAACAACAGACTATTTAACTAAAGAAATGCTAACGGGCGCCCTTCCTGATAAGCGATTTCGTAAGCATATATCTGATAAAGTTGTTGATATTATTAACTCCGAGACTGATAGTGAACTAAGAAGAGTGTTTAGAGATAATGCATTAACGTATTCTTCTGTTTTATCGGCTGGAAAGTATTCGTTAGCAGCATATATAAATGCTGTAAAGTTCGTGTCTCTTAAACTTATAGGAGATAAGGCGTCGACAGCGTACAGTAAAGTCTTTCCAGACCGCTACCAAAACCTTATAAATAAAGGTGCTTCAGCATCTTATATTGCCTCTTTTGCTGATAATTACAGTAAAACAGGACTTATAACAAAAATCATGGAACAAACCATGGTGCCTACGCATATTCTAAATGCGGGTGTCTACCAAGAAGCTATTAATACACAAGCAGAATTAATGCGTACAGCTAAATCAGAATTAGTAAGACAGAAAGCAGCTGAAAGTTTAATTAGTAACTTAGCCTCTCCAGCAGCTGCTAAAGTGGAAATTGATATTGGTTACAGTAATGACATAGTAGAAGATTTAAGAAATACAACTAAAGCACTTGCTCAACAGCAATTACGTATGATTATGAATGGCCAGGCAAGTGCTGGTGACATTGCAAAAAGTGAAATTATTGTTAAACCAAAAGAACTTAAAGAAGCAACTTACGAGGTAGTTGAAGATGCTGACTAAGAAAACAGTCGATGAATGGTTAAATGATTGTGAGTACGAAGACGACCCCAATTATGTACCAAGTGAGTTTGCTTTAGAATTTGTTTCGTTTGTTAAGTTAGTTAATGGAGAAAAAGGAGAAGAAAATAAAACTCCCGTCATTCATTACAAAATGCTTGATAAAATCGCAGGTAAAACCCAAAACACTGCAAACATGTGCGCTCGTGGTCTTGCCAAGACTACAATATTTGCGGAGTACTTATTTTTATACATTGCCGTATACGGATCTATTCCAGGATTTGGAACAGTTGATTATGCGTTATACCTTTCAGATAGTATTGAAAATGGTGTAAAGAAAATGCGACTGCGTATGGAAAGACGTTGTGAACAAAGTGAATTTTTAAAATCATTTATTAAAGAATCTAGGTTCACGGATATCAGATGGTATTTTAAAAATATGGAAGGAAAAGAATTTGTTGTTACAGGACATGGTGCGAAGACAGGTGTTCGTGGTACAGTAGAATTGAACACAAGGCCGCAACTTGCAGTACTTGATGATTTACTAGGTGATGAAGATGCTAGGTCTGCGACTATTATTGAAAACGTTGAAAACACCGTCTATTCTGCCATTGACTATGCGTTGCATCCGAATAAACGTAAGGTTATTTGGTCTGGAACTCCGTTCAATGCTAAAGACCCTTTATATAAAGCTGTTGAATCTGGTGTTTGGCACGTAAATGTTTATCCTGTTTGCGAAAAATTTCCGTGTAGCGAAGAAGAATTTAAAGGAGCCTGGGAAGATCGGTTTAATTATGAGTACGTTAATACGCAATACCACAAAGCTAAAGGAGCTGGAAAACTAGATTCATTTAATCAAGAGTTAATGTTACGAATTACGAGTGAAGAAGACCGTCTCGTTAACGATGCTGATTTAGTTTGGTATAAAAGAAATAACGTTCTTAAAAATCGAGGTGCTTATAATTTTTACATTACTACGGATTTTGCTACATCTGATCGAGAACATGCCGACTTTAGCGTAATTAATGTATGGGCTTTAAATAATAACGGAGATTGGATGTGGGTCGATGGATTTTGTAAACGAACTCTAATGAATCACACTATTGATGCGTTATTTCGTTTAGTTCAAGAATGGAAACCTCAAGAAGTTGGTATTGAAACAACAGGACAACAGGGCGGATTTATTAGTTGGATTCAAAATGAAATGGGTACTCGTAATAATTATTTTACATTGTCGAAAGGTAAAAATAGTAATACTATAGGAATTAGGCCAACTAAAGATAAAATGAGTCGATTTCAACAGAATGCAGTACCATTATTTAAATCTAAAAAAATATGGTTACCTGAAGAATTAAAAGATAGTCCTGAATTAGAAGAGTTGATTTTTGAATTGTCTTTAGCTACCCTAAAAGGGTTTAAAAGTAAGCATGATGACCATATTGATACAATTAGTATGATTGCTGAGTTAAATGCATGGCGCCCAAATGAAGTATCTATTGCAGAAGAAGAAGACGATAGATTACAAAATTCTCCCATGTGGGGAGATGACAATACGATTCCACAAAAAGGAGATAGCTCTTATTTTGTTTAACCATCACGGCTAGGTAGCCCTTCTCCTACCGATGCTGTGCCTCCAGGGTAGATGGGATTCGGCTCCCATCTACCCTCCCTTTAAGAGGTTATTATGAAAGTTTCAGAATACATTGATTACTTAATTACTGGGGAATGTAGTAAATTGGCTATTTCTAGTGTTGGGGATATGTCGGCTAATCCTAGTCCTGTTCCAACTGCTGTTCAATTAGTCAATCAGAGTAAATTTATTAACTATATAAATTTAGCTAATTTAGCACTACATAAGAGATTTCATTTATTAAAAAAAGATTATGAACTGGATCAACCTGTAGATGGGGAAGAATATGCATTACCTTCTGATTTTCTTGTTCCTATTCATGCTTATTATACTTCGGATTATGATCCCGTAGCTATTAAAGATGAAGACGTTAAACTCGTATCAGGTGTTGATCAGCATGTAGCTATTTTATTACCAGAACCATTTAAAGCTGAAATTAAAGGCACGGATGTAGAAACTCCTAAACGGAATCAAATTATATTACGTTATGCAGCCGCACCTAAAACAGCTAAAAATACGTATACAGACTTAAAAATCAATCAAGTATACACAGAAGCTTTACTTAATTATTCAGCGTATAAAGCTCATGCCGCTATTAGTGGAATGATGAATGATGAAAACAATACTTACCTAATGCGATATGAATCAAGTTGTAAAGCACTTATTAATTCAGGTATGTGGGGTAATAACGAAATAGAAGTTAATACAAAGCTAGAAGATAATGGATTTGTATAATTAGTTTGACATTCTACAGAACTAACGTATCTTATAGTTGCGCAGGGTGCCTACGCTGAGAATAACCTCTTATGATATTTAGGAGTTAACAATGGCATACTATGATGAGATAC